CAAATGTTTATATCAATAGATACGATGGTCTTAACAATATTATTGACGCTGCTGGTACTGCCGTAGATGGTAATACTTCAAGTGCTACTGCAATTACTGCTGGTGCATCTGGTAACATTGACGGATTGATTACTGATATCTGTAATGCTCGACCAGCAAAAGTTAAGTCTGCTGCTAACCAAGTGTTGTTCGTAGGTCAAGATACTTTCGATAAGTATGTAGATACTTTGAACGCTAAGAATCTATACCACGTAAACGCTACTGATTGGGCTAATTACGAAACTTCAATCGCTGGTAAAAACGTTCAGTTGGTAGGTGTAGCTGGTCTTGACGGAACTAACAGAATGTTCTTAGGTACTAAAGATAACTTCTTCTTAGGATTCGACTTACAAGGAGATGACGAAGAGTTTGATATGTGGTACGACAAGAAAGACGACAAGGTATATTACCGAGTTAAATTTAAGAGAGGTTTACAAGTAGCATACCCAGACGAGATAGTAGAATTTACATTAGTATAACCCTTTAAAATAGAAAAAAGATATGTCTTGTAATATTTTAAATGGCTTTGAAGTAGGGTGTAATGATTCGATTGGTGGTGTAGCTGAGTTCTGGATAGCAAATATGCCGACAGACTTTGCTGCTACTAACGATGGAAGTGGAGAAGTAACTGCTTTGAGTGGTACTGGACTGACTTATCATAAGTTTGAATGTACTAACGCTCAAGGAGCTGCATCTGTAATGAATGATAACCCAACTGTAAATGATGCAAATGGAAGTAGCTTCTTTGACCAGACTGCAACGTATATTCTCAATAAAATGGAGAAAGCGAAGCGTAATGAGGTTAAAATGATAGCACGAGCTAAGATGAGTATAATTATTAAAGATAATAATGGTACTTACTGGCTAATGGGAGAAACTAACGGAGTGAGATTAGTTTCTGGCGACAACGGAACTGGAACTGCTTTAGGAGATAGAAATGGTTATAGCCTTTCTTTCCAAGCACAAGAGCCAGAGCCTATGCCAATAGTAACTGTAACGTTACCTTTATAAGAGAATCTAACTCTAAATAGAAACATCATAGCCCACTTCGTAATAGGGGTGGGCTTTTTTTAAATACCAAAAATGGACATAATAGAAAAAGAATCTACAAATTACGTTTATTGTAACATCTCAAACGAGGTTGAGAACACTTACTACACAATGTCTATTCAAAGTGCTGAGTATGAAGTAAACGCTACTTTAGCAGCTCCAGCAGAAGTAAATAATAGGTATGTAAAGTTTACGTTAATAGAGGGGACGCAAGACCTTCCTAACGCTACAATAGAGCTACCTAATAACGGAGATTATCCGTATAAGATAATAAATGCCACTACATTGGGAGGAACAGAGGGGGTAGAAATACACAGAGGCATATTAAGATTGAAACAACCACAAGAAGTCGTATATTCGTACACAGACGAACAAAATACTTACATATATGAATAAGTTTCCAATAGTAACGGAGTTTGCTTCACAAGAAGTACCTAAGTTTTTAGAGAAAAAGAATAAGAATATAGTTTGGTTTGGTGCAGATAATATGTACCCTTACGAGCTAATAGACCTATACAATGATAGTAGCACTCATAACGCTATTATTAATGGTAAAGTGGGTTATACAATAGGTAACGGATTAGAGGGCGATGACTTAGAGACTAAAAAATGGCTAAGCCAAGCCAATATAGACCAAGACTGGACTTCTTTAATGAAGAGTTTGTCATTAGATTACGAGATATTTAACGGCTATGCTATTGAAGTAATCAAAACTAAAGTAGGCAATCAGTATCATCATATAGACTTTGCAAACATACGTTTAGGATTAGACGGCAGTATACAATATGCTGATGATTGGATTACTGACAAAGGCACAAAAAACTCTAAGCCAAGTATTCAGTATTTAGAGAGATATAATCCAAGAAATCCAGAGCAAAAAAGAGGTGTTATTTATCACGTTGATTATAGACCAAACTTAAAATATTATCCTTTACCAGTTTATGTAGGGTCACTTGCTGAGATTAAAACAGATGTACAAATTGGCGATTACTGGCTTAATGAGGTAGAGAATGGCTTTGTAGGTGGTACGTTAATACAACATAATAACGGAGTACCAGAAACCAAAGAAGAGGCAGAAACTTTTGAGAAATCATTTCAAGAGAAATTCGGTAAAGCTACTGGCACTAAAATAGTACACTTATTTAGCCCAGCTAAAGACAATAGTAGTGAGATTACGAGCCTTAATGGTAATGATTTACACGAACGTTATATAGAGATGTCTAAAAGGGTTAAGGAATCTATTTTTATTGGACACCGAGTTACTAATCCTATCTTGTTTGGTGTAAAAGAAGAGGGGCAATTAGGTGCAAGAAATGAGCTTGATTTAGCTTACGAGATATTTACTAATACTTACATTGCAGAACGTCAAAATACGCTACTTAGAACGATTAAAAAGTTAGCATTTTACGAGATACAAAGAACAGATATTGAGATTATACCACTTAAACCGATAGACGTTATTGACTTAACTTCTGATATTATCTTAGCTAACCTTGATAGAGAGGAAATTAGAGAACTAATTACTGACCAAACTGGGTTAGAACTAAAGGAAGCTATTGAGGTGTCTGACATCCCAGTAGAACCAATACAAACAGATAATCCTAACGAAGTTGTAGTAGAAAGTATAGATGAAGAGAAAGAGCAAAAGGAAGCCTCTTATAATGGTGCTCAAATAGCTTCTGCTTTGTCAATCGTAGAGCAAGTAAAATCTGGCATTCTTTCAGTTAGTCAAGGGAAAGCTGCTTTGATGGAGTTTTTAAGACTATCAGAAGAGGTATCTCTAAAACTATTAAAAGGAGATGACGAGTTTTTAACGCAAATATTTGAAAAAAAAATCCAAGACGGAAAGCCTTTATTTGATACAATAGAGGAAGCAGAGAGTGTAGCTCAACAAATAGGTTGCGAAGGATATCACGAACACGATATAGACGGAAAGACTTGGTATATGCCTTGCTCTACTCACTCTGAAATTAATGACAAAAACTTAGAGGGGTTTAACCATATAACAAAATTTGATACCTATAACGATTACCCAAAAGCAGCAAGTAGAAACGCACAGACTGCTCTAAATTGGGCAGAAAAGAACGGATGGGGTTCTTGCTTAGAGGCAACTGGAAAAAAAAGAGCCAACCAATTAGCTAAAAGAGATAATATAAGCCGAGATACGATAGCTCGTATGGCAGCATTTGAACGGCATAGAAAGAACTCTAAGAAAAAGTTAGGTGATGGATGTGGTAGATTAGCTTGGTTAGCTTGGGGAGGCGATGAGGGGATTGCTTGGGCTCAGAGAAAGCTAAAGCAGATAGATGCTGGTAAGATGTGTTCTTGTAGTAGCTTTTCTAAAGACGAAAATATAAGCCACTTATTTAAAAACATAGGGGTATTAGAGAAAGATTACGAGGTAATAGATAGTTTCAATATTAATTTTGATACAGATGGTAGCCCTATTGAGTTTGCTACTGAGGAACAAAAAACAACGCAAGAAGTATTAAACGCTTTAAAGAACAATCCTTTAATGACATCAGTTGAGTTAGCTGCTTTGTTAGGATTAGAATTTGAGGAGCTTATAGGGGCTATAAATGTGCTTAAAACTGCTGAATTAATTACCATAGAGGGTAGTGCTTTAGGTTTGACAGATGTAGGAGCAAGAATAGCAGATGCAATAGTATTGCCAGAGAGAGAAGTAAAGTATAGATATGAGCTTAGACCAGATGCACCAGCTTTATCAGAGGGGGGAAAGTCAAGAGATTTTTGTAAAGATATGATGGGAATGGGGAGATTATGGTCAAAGCAAGAAATACAGACTGTGTTAGATAATGGTATGAAGTCAAGTGGCATAGCAGATGTTACTAATGTTTGGTTAGCTCGTGGAGGTTGGTATAGACGACCAGATACGACTACCTCAGTACCTTATTGCAGACACATATGGAAACAAGTAATAGTTAGAAAAAGATGATTTTAATAGTTAGCCCAGCTTTTGTTAAAGAAAATAGCGTACTGCATTACAATGTAGATGACGGATATTTGAAGCCTTTAATTGATAGTATCCAGAATACTTTTATACGACCAATTTTAGGTAGTGCTTTATTTGACGAGATACAAACACAAATAAAAAACAACAATGTATCTACGTTAAATGAAACTCTAATAAAGGAGTATATGAGAGATGCTCTTAAATGGGAAGTATGTCATAAATACACAAGAATAGGTACATACAAGCTACGCAATAAAGGTGCTGGAACAAAGTCTGGAGATAACTTTACCCCTCTAAGCGAAGGCGAATTAGTAGTAGCTAAAAACATATATAAAGATAACGCTGATTTTTATAGACGAAAATTGCAGTTATATTTGAAGGAGAATGAAGATAGCTACCCATTATATAAAACTCCTCCAAGTGGATTAGATGTAGTACACCCAGAACACGATACTAAATGGAGAAGCCAATTTATACTATAAATAAGGAAAAGAAATTAGAGAAATATGTCGAAAAGTTTGACCATAAAAAACATAAGGACAATAATGGAGGGGATAAAAAACGAACATCCTCAGATAAACACAATCCTAAAGGGTAATATTTGGGATGTAGATTTAACAAAAGATGTTACTGGAAGTTACCTTATATACGATATTGTCAATATTACTCCTAATGGGTTTAACGGAATAGACTACTCGCTTGATATTTTCTTATGTGACAATGTTACTGAGATAAATACAGAATCAAACGAGGTAAGCGTACAAAACGAATGTTGCTTAATCGCTTTGGATATAATGAGCATATTTGAGAACTACAATAAGGCTTCATATGCCGACAAAGATATTGCTTTGGTACTGAATAAGAACTGGAGCATACAACCATTTACCGAAAGATTTGATAGTTTATATAGTGGAGCAGCAATAAGTATGTCGCTTAGTTCTGCTTGGGGTTATGCAAGATGTAAAGTACCAGTATGAGCATATTAAGTAAAGCAAGTTTTGTACAAATACCGAGTGGATATGGAGAGGATAAACTCTATTCCGAAGTGCCTAATACGACTAATGGGGATTTCCAATTTACAAGGGCATCGACTGGCACAAGGGTAAATTCAGACGGATATATTGAGGAAGTGCCTTATAATTTAGCAAGTTATTCTGAAGATTATTCAAGTGGTGGTTGGGTTGCAACAAGGTTAAGCGTAACAACTGACGATACAACAAGCCCAAGAGGCGATACAACTGCTGATAAAATCACAACGACCACAAGTGGTAGTGAAAATAGAATTAGAAATTCAAGTTTTTATCAAGCACCAAACACCGAACATACATTTAGTGCATACGCAAAAAAAGGAAATGTGAGTTGGTTTTTATTAAGGAACATTGCTTATGGTGATTTGCTACAAGGAAGAGTTTGGTTTGATTTAGAAAATGGTGTTGTTGGTACTATAAACACTGGCTTCACTGCGAGTATTGAAGATGTGGGGGATGGTTGGTTTAGATGTTCAATGACTTGTACAACCACATCAAATCCATTGCAAATAGTTGATTTTAGCCCAGCACCAAATGATAATGATTTTCAATCTGATGCAGTTGGAGAGTTTTGTTATGTTTGGGGTGTTCAACTTGTCAAAGGCGATACACCAAAAACGTACATAAAAACAACGGACAGACTAAACGTCCCTCGATTAGATTATACAAATAGAGATTGCCCACAAATACTGATTGAAAAGACTGCAACTAATTTAGTGCCATACTCAGAAGATTTTAGCCAATGGTCAAACAATAATATAATTAATATTGACCAAGCAATATCGCCAAGTGGATTGACTGAAGCTGACGAGATGGTGGAGGCTTTAACAAACACTTATCAATATTCTTATATTTTTACAAGTGGTTTATCTTTAAATTACAGATACGTTTTAAGTTGTTTTGTTAAGGATATAGACCAACAATATTTCCAATTAAGTGTATATAATGGTGGTACTTATTTAAGTGCTAATTTTGACCTTACAAACGAGAGTTTTACGACTGCTGAAAATGGTGGGCAATATACTTATAGAAACGCAACTATTGAGCAATACGCTAACGATTGGTATAGAGTAAGTTTAGAATTTGAATCAACGACAACGACTGCACCAATTATAGCTTTATGTAATAATAATTCTGCTACGGCTGGATATATACCTTTATATACTGGAACTGGTAAAAAAGTATTGGTTTGGGGTGCTCAACTTGAAAGAAAAGATGGGAATAGTGGATATAAACCAACATCGTATATCCCTACCAATGGCACTTCGGTAACAAGAAATTATGACTATTTTAAGAGCGGAGATTTGACAAGCGTATTAAATACAAGTCAAGGGGTATTTTATTTAGATTTTCTGCATTACGATAATATTATTTATGGCGAGTTTTTTGTAAGACCAACGGACAATAGTACAACGAATGCTATTAATTTTAGAACGCAAAACATAAACAACCCAGACAGAAACATAACTCAGTTTAGTTTAACTGCAAGTGGAACAAGTTACGGAAACTATCAATGGAATGACGCTTATATAAATATGGGCGTTAAATATGCGTTTGCTTGGGATGGCAATGTCATAAAACATTATATAAACGGAGTTAAAAAGTCAGAAACAACTGCAACATTTTCTTTCAATGCTGACTTTGGAGAGATAAAAATGTCAAGATATAATACCCCAAATCAATATTTAGGATTCCATAATCCATTGAGACAAGTGGCGTATTTTAATGAGATGCTGACAGACGAGGAACTTGAAACATTAACCACACCAATAGCGACAAGTTTTCAAGCATTGGCAGAATATTGGGCATACGAATTATTATGAGCGAAGTATTTAATTTAGGAAAAGGAAATTGGGCTGGTAGATATCAAAAAATGTTAGCTTATAAAGTTGATAACGGAAACTATATAGCAAACGAGCTTAGTTTTACAAGAACAACTACTGGAACTTTTGTTAATCAAAATGGCTTTATAGAAGAGCAAGAGTTAAGAGTGCCACGAGTAGATTATTTAAACAATTCTAATGGCACACTTTTACTCGAACCACAGAGGACAAA